CATATTATATATAGGAATAATCTTTATTTTTAGAATCTGCTTGACTTTAAATAAGAAGTATTTTAATCGCTAAAAACGATAAAAGCAAAAATATTTAACAGAATCAATATTTTATACGAACACTTCCCATTAATTAATCCTTAGTCTTCAGTTATCTTGGCTTCATAGGCAACAAACCTGTGGAGTTAAGATATGACAAAGAAATTTATTAATATTTTTCGTCCGGGCAAACACATTGACAGTTCCGGGCAGGAAATCAGCTTCAGCGAAGACGATTTGAAAGACATCGCCGCAAGCTACAATTCCGAAATTCACGAAGCCCCTATCTGCTGCGGGCATCCCAAACATGACAAACCGGCTTTCGGCTGGATTAAAAGCCTGTGCTATGATGCCGCAGCTAAAATGCTGAAGGCGATTCCGGCGCAAGTAAATCCTGAATTTGCCGAAATGGTTAATTCCGGGGCATTTAAGAAGATTTCTCCGGCTTTCTATTCCCCCAATTCTCCGACAAACCCCAATCCCGGACATTTCACGCTGCGCCATATTGCTTTTTTAGGTGCTCAGCCTCCAGCTGTTAAAGGGCTTGGCAGTGCTAGCTTCGCCGAAACCGATAATGCCGACATTGCGTTTGAATTAGAGTTTTCAGAAACAGAACTGGCTTACAACGACAAAGGTATCTCCCGTCTATTCCGTAATTTGAAGAACTTTCTGATTGGCAAATACAGCCAAGAAGAAGCCGACACCGTCATTCCGGAATATGCAATTGAAGAAATTTCCTCAGCTGCCGAACATGCCATAAATGAAGTTAGAACAGAACCAAAGGCTGAATACAATGAACAAACATCTCCGACCATTAAGCAGGAAGAACCGGCAGATAATGAAAAAGCCAAGGCTGTCGAAGCCGAAAATGCCAGGCTCAAGGCCGAATTGTTGAAAGCTAAAAGCGATAAGCTGTCCACAGAAAATAAAGAGTTCTGCGAAAAACAGGTCAAAGCCGGCAAACTGCTGCCCGCCATGAAAGAAAGCGTTTTGTCTTTTATGGAAGATTTGAGCACTTTGGGACTGGAGTTCAGCGAAGAAAATACGGCTCTGGCTTCGTTTAAGGCACTTATCAGCCAACTGCCGGCAGCCGTTAATTTTTCGGAAGTCACGCCGCCGGCTAAAGACGAAACTCCGCAGACTGCTTCAGACATTGCTGATAAGGCCCGCGCGTTTCAGGAAAAACAAGCTGAAGCCGGACACGATATCCGTTTCAGCGAAGCTGTCCGCGCTGTTTGCAAATAAGGAGGCAAATATGAGAAAACCCAAATTTTCCGATTTTCAGTTTGATTGGCCGTCAAAAAAAGCAGGCATAAAAAACTATTGCATAGAAAAGGCCTCAGAAAAGCGCGCCAGAAGAGAAGCCCTCTGCGAACGTATCGCCAAAACCGCAGACGTCTTCTACGAAATGCTTGAATGTCTGCGGAAAGAAGGCGGCAATGAGGCATTGCTTCAACGCGCGGAGCTGTATTTCCAGTGCGGTTTTCTCGCAGCCGGCTGGTCGCTGGACTTAATAGACGGCGACAAGACTGATTTGATTATGTAACCCCAACCAAGAAAGGCAAAAACTTATGGATAAAAATCTGCCCTATACCGCCGAAGAGGACATTGACGGTTATCGTCTGGTCACTTTCGGCACCAATGACGGCGAGGTCAAGCTGACAACTGCCGCCACTGACAAGGTCATCGGCGTCACAAATTACATCGGTGCCCTGGAAGGTACCACCGTTGACGTGAGCATTAGCAATCACGGCAAAGTCAAACTTTCCGGCACAGTTGCCAAAGGCGATGACCTGACCGCCGCCGCTGACGGCAAAGCTGCAAAGGCTGAAGCCGCTGGCTGTGTCTTCGGCATGGCGTTGCAAGACGGCGTTGCCGAAGATGTTATTGAATTTTTGAGAAAGTAGGAGAAAGCTCATGCCTAATCAAGCATTTGAACCTGATGAACAGCTGACCGCCATTGCGATTGGCTATAAAAATGACAAAGCGAACTATATCGGCGACAAAATTTTGCCGTATGTCCCGGTCGAAGCATTCAAATTTTCTTACAACGAATTCCCAGTCAAAGAGGGATTCTCTGTTCCCGATACCCGTGTCGGTCGCATCTCGGCCCCGAAAACAGTAGATTTCAGTGCCATTCAGAAAACAGCAATGGTTGAAGACCATGCTCTGGATGCCCTGGTGCCGTACTATGATAAAGAAGCAGCGCCGAAAAATTATGATCCCGAAGGCCGCGCTACCGAAGGCGTCACCGATTTGTGCATGTTGGCACGAGAACTGCGGGTAGCCAAATTGGTTAAAGATCCGAACAGCTATGCTTTAAAGCAAACGCTTTCCGGCACGTCTCAATTTGACAACGCCGCCTGTGACCCACTCGAAATTCTGCTTGAGGCTAAAGACAAAATGCTTGTTTCGGCTAACGCTCTGGTTATGGGCATGAATGTCTGGACAAAACTCCGCCTGAATCCGAATTTAATTAAAGCCGTTCACGGCACGGCCGGAGATAAAGGTGCTGTTTCCCGTCAGCAGCTGGCTGAACTTTTAGAAATTCCCGAAATTATCATCGGTAACAGCCGTGTTAATGCCTCTAATGAAGGACAAACGGCAAGCATTCAGCCTTGCTGGCAGGATTATTGCGGTTTGCTGTACATTAATACGCATGCCGATACCAATCAGGGCCTGACCTTTGGTTTGACCGGCCGTTATGGAGATAAGATTGCCGGACGTTTCTTTGACAAGGATATGGGCATGCGGGGGGGACTTAAAGTCCGTTCCGGCGAATCCTGCAAGGAACTGATTGTGTCCAAACAGTGCGGTTTCCTTTTCGAAAACCCGATTTCCACAGCCGCTTAGACAGGAGACAGTCGCATGAAAACCTTAAAAATCCTGCAAGACTGGCCACTTCGGCATAACGGCAAGGAATTAAACCGCGGCGACATTGCCGAGTTTGACGACAAGTCTGCCGACTGGCTGTTAGCTCGTCGCCGCGCCGAAGTGGTTAAAAGTCCAGAAACAAGCGGACAAACCACCGCCCAAACCGCCGAAAGTCCAAAAACAGGCGAAAAGGACAATCAGACAGAGCGACAGGCTAAAATTCAAGAAGCCGTCAATAAAATGCTGACGGCTGACCCGGCCGCTGCGCCTAAATGTCCGGACATCGCCGCCGCAACCGGCTTGCAGAATATTCGCAAGGAAGAACGCGACGCCGCTGTTGCCGCTTTCAAAGAAGCGCAGACCGGAAACGAAACCGCCGAAAACAAAGGAGAATAGCACAATGGGGCAATTATACGCCACCAAAGAAGATATGTGTCAAAGATTCCGCCTAGATGACTTAAATGATCTAAGCGAAAACGATGATGCCCGTCTGGCTGCCGTTTTGAAGACGACCAGTGCTTTGATTGACGGCTACATTGCCCCCCGCTATCGCCTGCCTTTGCAAAATAAACATGATGTTTTAACCGACGCAGCCTGCGACATTGCCTATTACAAAATGTATTATGTTGATGCCGCAGAGAGCGTCCGCCAGCGATATGAAGACGCAATCCGGCTGCTGAAGGACATTCAAAGCGGTAAAGCCCGTTTGAATGAACCAACCGGCACCGAAAGCAGCCCGCAGCGCAAAGTCTTTATCAAAGCAGAACCGCGGCGGTTTACCAATGATATGTGGCAGCTATGAGCGGCGTTTTCATAAATATTGACCTCAGCGGCCTGTCCAAACTCAACCGGACAATGGAAACCTTCGGCCGGAAAATCAAAGACCGGCGGGCCCTCAATCTGGCTTTGGCGACAACGCTGCGCGAACGTACGCGGAAAAGGTTTGAAACAAAAAAGACGCCTGAAGGCAAAGAGTGGACTTCTCCGCTGGTTCAGTCCGGAGATTTACGCGGCAAGCTCCTTATTGATGCCAACGAACAGATTGCTAAAGTCGGCTCTAACCTTGTTTATGCGGCAATCCACCAGTTTGGCGGCATTATCAAGGCAAAAAAAGGCAAAGCGTTAATGTTCACTGTTGGCAATAGAACACTGTTCAGGCGCAAGGTCACAATCAAGGCAAATCCCTATTTGGGCATTTCCGAACAAGATGAGACAGCCTTAGCCGATACCGTTAAAGTTTACGCAGAAGAGGCTTTGAAAGATGATTGAAAATATTGAAATCGCCATTTTAAAGCAGCTTAACGACAGCTTTAGCGGGGAAAAACCCGCATTAGGCTACAAAATCGAAAAAATAGACAGCTACAAGGCCGAGCTTTCCGATTTTGGCACCTTGATAAAAAATAAGCGGACGGCTGCCCTGGTTGCCTGCGGCGGTATTTACTTAAACAACGACTACCCGGAAGGTAACGAATACAATATCAGTATTCTGATTTACCTCTACAGCCGTAATTCCAAGCTAAACGAGTGCTCAACCCGCTTCGGCGGCATAGGGGCGGTCGGTCTTTACCGCATGTTGACGGATGTTATCCGCCTTTTGAACCGCAATGACCTCGGCATTCTTAGCTCACCGCTGGTATTAAACGATGCTCACCCGATTTTTGACAACAAAGTCAACAATTTTAACGCCGCCTGCTGGGAACTCGAATTCAAAGGCGTGTTTACAGACCGCTTTGCCGCTTATCCGGAAATGAAAGAGCCGGATTTGCTTAAAACCATAGCCGCAGATTGGATTGTCAGCGGTGCTAAATCTAAAACAGTTGTCAAATTTGAGCATGAAAGAGAGGAATCAGATGCCGAGTAAAATTTATATAAAACCCCGCAAACCCGAATTTATCGTTTTTAAGCCTAACGGCTGCCGGCTGAAAGCCGAAGGCGAATTCGTCGATGCCGTTCCATTCTGGCAACGACGTATCAATGACCGCGACGTTGTCGTTGCCCAACCGGCAAAATCGGCCGCGACCGTTTCTCCAACCACTAAAAAAGGAAAATAACCCATGTCTGTAACCTATAAAGAAATTGCCAATAATCTAAAGGTGCCGGGCGTTTATGCCGAAATCGACGCTTCATTGGCCCGCCGCGGCTTAAGCGGCAAAGAAAGCGTCGGCCTTATTATCGGTCAGAAATCCGACGGCACAGCCGAATACAACAAAGTATATCAGGCAGCCGACTTAAATGCCGTTTTGGAGCTAGCCGGGGCCGGCTCAGAAATCCACCGCATGGCCGCCGCCTGGTTCAAAAACAACAAAAGCAACGCTTTAAAAATTATGGCTGTTGAACAGAAAGAAGGCGTTGCCGCCACTTTCAATTTGACCGTTTCCGCCGACAAAGCCTCTGCCGGTATGATTAATTTGATGATCGCCGGTTATCCGGTCAGAGTAACGGTTGAAGCCGATGCCACCACGGATATTTTGCAAAATGCTTTGGTTGAAGCCATTAATGCCGAAACTATGCTGCCGGTATCTGCAGCGAAAGCCACCGGAGAAGACAGCACGGGCCAAATCGTCCTGACCGCTAAACATAAAGGCACTGCCGGCAATAATATTGACGTCCGTTTTAACTATTATGACGGCGAAAAAACCGCTGCCGGCGTTACACTTGAAATTGCCAAAGGTACAGAAGGTGCCGGCAATGTTTCATTGCTTGACGCTTTGGCTGCTCTGGGAGATGAATATGCAACCGATATTGTCACCAGTTACACAGACGAGGCTAACCTCCGCCTTATCCGCGCCACTTTAATCGAACGTTTCGGTGCCATGGTTTGCAATGAAAGCACGCTGTATATTGCGTCTAACGGTTCCTATGCCGAGCTGGCGACATTGTCTTCAAGCCTTAACTCCGAGCATATCGTTCTGGTGGAAAACTATAAAGCCCCGCAAATGCCGGAAGTCAGAGCCGCCGAGGTCGCCGCAATTTGCGCCTATGAAGCGCAGCAGGATCCTGCCCGCCAGTATCGCTCCCTTGTTCTTAACGGCGATTTGCCGAGCAAAACCCCGTTTAAGTCCGATGAACGCAATTTGCTGCTTAACCACGGCGTGGCAACCACTTTAACGGATTCGGTCGGCAATGTTACGATTGAACGCATCGTTACGACTTACCAGAAAAACGCAGTCGGAGCCGCAGACGAAGACTATCTGGATTTAACCACCGTCAAAACCCTCATTTACCTGCGCTATTCATACATCAAGCGCATGGGGGAGAAATTCCCGCGGCACAAACTGGCAGATGACAGCTACCCGGTAGAAGCCGGCCAAGCTATCGCAACGCCGACGGTCATTAAGGCGGAAGCTGTTGCTTTGGCCAGTGATTGGTTAAAAGCCGGCTTGATTGAAAACCTGGACGACTTCAAGGAAGGCATTGTCAGCGAACGCAATGCGCTTGATGTCAACCGCGTCGACCAACTGTTGCAGCCTGACATCATCAATAATTTGATGGTTATCGCCTGCAAAATTCAATTCAAATTGTAGGAGACTGATAAATGCCTGAAATGTTCTCAAGCAACAACCCCGATATTGTATTTGGCATTGCCGAAGTTAAGGCTGACGGTGAAACCGTCGCCAAAATTAGCGATGTCGCATTCAAACCCGCCGGCGTTCAGTTCGAAGACGACAACAACGGCACTTGCTTCATTCCCTCCCAGGCGGGAGCCGTCTTGAAATATAAAAGCCGGCTTTGCAAGGGGCAGAGCCTTAAAAATATCAACGCAAAGCATGACGTTACTGTTGTTATCACAGCCAACACTGGACAGGTTCATGTCATGCCGCACGCGGTTAAAATGAGCCCCAGCGAATTTTCGCGGGGCGGCTATGACGAAGAATTCCACTCATCAGAAAGCGAGGAGATTAAACGTGGCTAACTTAAAGTTTAATTTAGAGGACGGGCTGCAAATTAACGGCGCCGTTCACAAAGAAGTCGAATTGCGCGAGCTGACAGTCGGCGACATGATGGATGCCGAGGCTGAGGTTGAAGAATTGGTTATTGCTGAAGACGGCAAGCCGGTTTACAAAGTTTCGCCGTCAAAATTTGCCCATGAAATCCTGCGGCGCAGCATTGTCAAGCTTGGAGAACTGCCAATGCCGTTGTCTAAAGCCGAATACCGGCTGTTGTCC